CCTTAATGGGAAATAGAAAACTAGTTCCCTAAACTCATTATGTTGAGTTCGAGTTTTGACTAAAATTTGGACTTAATGACATTAGGCGAAGAATAAATTAACTTTCAGAGGGTTCGACCCCCTTAAAGGTTAATGAATAGATCGATGATCTCTTATGAGATTCTCCATCATTTCTTCTCCCGTATTGTCTAAGTGTGAGATATCGCTAGTACTGGCGCTTTACGAAAGTAAAGTGAAGACAACTTCATATTGTTTCTCCCGGTGGTCCTTCTTAACAGAAGGGCCGGAGGAATATATACGTTACTTGTCACAGGTAGCACCCTGAGCTTCCAAAGCTACTTACCTCCCCTCGTAAGAGGGATAAGGAAAGCTTAATGCCTCGCTAGTTTAGTTAACTAGTGGGAATCTGTAGTATAGGTAGAGAAATCTACCACGACACAGATGTATCTAACTTAAAAGGAAAATAAACACGGGAAAAGTAGTTGGACAATATCTTTTAATCAAAGACTTGCTTTAAGTAACTCTCCATAATAATTAAGGTAAAACCTTAATGGTTTATTATTCCTACCTAGGAGTATCCTATACGTAAAGTCGATAGTTATTAATTATAATACCGTAAGGAGTTATAATTAATAGAGGATTCGAGACAATCCAGGGAGCATAGAATAGAATAAACTATTTTACTCTGGTCATTGGTAGACCCTAACATCTAATAGGTGAAATACTATTAGTTTGAAAGGAGCGTCACCATGATAACAGTGATTGAATCTTCTGGGCAGGGTTAATACCCGGCTACAGCCTTAATTTATCGAACCGAGTGATTCTCGGCAGCTTTTCGCTATACTAGTATAGGTAACTCCCTCCTAATAATGGAGGAATAGGTACAAGTTTTTATAAATGCAATGAATTACAATAGAATTAGACATTTAAATACTAAAGGTCAAAGAGAATTAATGATCTTAAAAAGAAAATTAGCCATCTTTGAATCTAGAGTTTCTAAATTGAAAGGTATGAGACATCTTAATGATTTTAGACTTTCTTTGAGAAAGTTTATATCAAATAAAATTAATCCCTTCCTTAAAGGTTTCTCCAAAGCTCTTGATAAAGCTAGTAGAGTGAACCATCTTAGTACTACTGTTTCAGGTTTTAAATTACCTGCGACATTCAAAACATTTAGATACATTCCAGAAGCATTAACTGGTATGATCATGAGAAATCATGGTCAAGCCTTTGTTGGATTATTCATTAGAATAATTACAGCATTGGGTGGTGTTCCTTCGATAATGTTAGTTAGAAGTATTAAAACCTTCTTTTCTAACACGTGTCAGATTGCTAACACTCAAGGGGTTAAAGGATTAGTTCTATACTTAAAAGTATGTAACGTTTGTTTACAACAATACATATGTGGTCACAAAGGTTCATCACCTATGAAACCAAGAGTATCATTAACATTATCCGGTATCCCAAGAGTGATTCCTGCATGGATGAGAAATTTTATAAGACTTGGACATAATCTTCATATAAGATTAACTTTATCGTTAATTTCTATATATAGAGATTTCTTGTTCAGAGGTTCTTTAAAATTAAATTCCATAACTGATAAAAGTTCCGCAGATGCTAATGTTGAGAAAATGGTGATTTCCTATATAGGAAATTTCCAAAAACTTTTCATTACTCCGCACATTCCAAAAGCTGGTTGAACAAAATGGTTATTAGGAAAATTTTCATATTTCCCAATTCCCAAAGCTTCACCAGCATCCTATAAAGAAGTTTCTTCTTCACCTGCGTCCTTATGGAGAGCAGCTGTTGCTTTATCTACTGAACAAGTAGAGGCAATAAAAGTTCTTACGGGTCCAACCTGTAGAGGAGGAACCGAAGATCCTGTGAGTATCATTAAAGATATTCAAGAGTCTTCTTTTAAAGGAGAATGGCCTGGGCAAAGTGCTAGTGATGCTAAATTGCATTCATTAGTACCCTCAGGGAAACTAGGTATCAAACAGGAAGCAGCTGGTAAAGTGAGAGTTTTCGCTATGATTGATCCATGGTCACAATGGTCATTATATCCTTATCATAAAGGGATTTTTGCTATTTTAGCTAAATATCCTAAAATTGATGGGACTTTTGATCAGATGAGACCTTTGAAAAGAGCTTGGATCTCTTCCGGAAAACCCGGTTGAGGTCTTTACTCTATGGATCTTTCATCTGCTACAGATAGATTACCCATTTCTATACAAATTCCTCTTATTAAAACTGTTTTTAGTTTAACGGAAGAAGGAGTACAGGCATGGAAAGCCTTACTTGTAAACAGAGTATATGCTTTACCTTCCTCAGCTAGTTCATACATGCCTTCTCCACCTAGTGGAGTAAAGTATGCTACTGGACAGCCTATGGGAGGTTATTCTTCTTGGCCAATGTTGGCCTTAACTCATCACTTAATCGTTCAGTGTGCTGCGTGGGAATCAAAAATATGTCCTTTAAATAGACTATTTTTAGATTACGCAGTTCTTGGTGATGATATTGTAATATACAACACAAAAGTTGCAAAACAGTATCATCAAATTATACTTGGTCTAGGTGTTGAATGTAATTTGAGTAAATCTATCCTTTCCCCTAAAGGGATTGGTTTAGAATTTGCCAAAAGAATTATTCTTAAAGGTCAGGATTCATCTCCTGCTCCTTTAAAAGAATTTCATTCTGCAATGATGTCGCCACAGACTTTAGCCGAATATGGTAGAAAATATAATTTATCTCCTGTTCAGGCGCTTAAAGTAGCTGGTTTTGGTTATAAAGCTTTGGGATCTGTAAATAGATCCTTTAGCAAAATTACCAACCTTAAAATTAGATATTTTATCTTTATTGATATTATGACTAATCCAGAGGTTCTTAAAACAGCTCTTAAAGCCACAGCTCTTGGTCTTTCAACCGAGATGATGTGTAAAATCCTTAAGGATTATATCATTACTTACATACACCCTAAGACTATTCTTTATACCTACATGTTAGAAGATTTTGCTACCGATTCAAAAGATTGGTTTAATTTGCAAATTCTTAACATGGAGTGTCCAGATATGTTTTCAAAAATATGTTTAATGGATTGGACGTTTAAGTACACCAATTACTTGGCGAACAGACCTCCATATGTAGATAAAATGAGATGGTTAAATAACCTTATCACTATTCCATTTGGTGCGAAACTTTACTCTCTTCATGATCAAGGAATCAAAAGATTCCATGAATTGAAGTTAGAATTAAGAACACACAAAGAATGGGGACCTGATTTTAATCAGAGTCTAATCTACTTAATCCAAACGATTCAGAAATGTATCCAGATAGATAAAGAGACTACCTTTATGCAAGTTAGTCAGTATTATCACCTTAAAAGTGATATTCCTAAAAGACCGGGTTTCCCGAATCTTTACAGAATCCAAGAATCTTGGAAAGGTTTTGTTGCAATTGCAAGAAAATCTTATCCAGTAGCCTCTAACGTACACGTAGTAGTTGAGACTAAAGCTTCCGGATTTCTATCCGGTACGCTTTTATTGAAAGTTTTATCAGTTGGGAATGGTATAAGATCTTTATTCCTAAGAAGAAGATCGAACACCTCTAACACAAATCTTTTCAGAAGATGGTTAATACACCCATGGTCAAAAGTTGCCCCGTTCTTTGGAATTAGAACAGTGGTTTCTTTTATCATTGGAGAAGCTTTGATAAACTTCTTAGTGTTATTAACATCTATTACCTTGTTATATATTGTTTTAATATATTTAGGTATAGATAAATCAACTGATTTGATGAGTTTATGGTTGATGTTCCTTAAATCTACAGTAAAATTGAATGGCCAGTTGGTAAACTGGATAAGTTACATTCATTGTCACCTATGGGAATATAAATTCCATTATCATAGTCCTGGAACCTTTGGATATTTTGGTTTAACCTTAATATCTTGGATTCTTTGGGGAGTTTTGTCCTCATTAGGAGGATTTAACGTGATTACTGAAGCAGCTTTGAATTTATCAAACGGTGAGAATATTGTAATGATTTTAATCTTAGCCCATCTTAATATGATGTGGTTAGGTGTTAAATATCCATTATTAATTATTCTTTCTCTATTAGATCAAATTCCATTAATTCACTTGTTAATTAACAATTTAGGTATGTCCGTCTATCTATTAGATGATGTTATGGCCTTTATTTTAAGACCTATAACATTAACTAATGAAATCTCAGAGTTCCTTGCGGAAAGAGTGGTTCTTCTTAATGAAGACCCTCACCAAGAACCTTTAGTGTTCATGGGAGATCCAACTCCTACTGAAACTTTTGTTGATCCCGTATGGGGCGATGAGACTGATACTCCGACCGAAAGAGGTAATTCTCCCGGTCCTGAAATTGTTATTAAACCTGAAATAACTGGTTTTGCCTACTATAAATTGTGGGTTTCCCAGTTTGTTATCAACAATCCTACTTTAATAAGTTTTGGATTTTCGATGACTACAGGTATTTTTGGACACATCTTGCTTACTACATCTAAAAGTGTATTAAGTATCCCAATGATGACATTCTTCTAAGCAGGCTTTCGTCTACTTTATCGAATACATCACAACTGAGTTCCCATCAACCTTTGTATTTATACATTGGAAGATAAGGGAATTCAATAAAATTTGGCATCACATCTAAGTGAGTACCT